GAGAGCTCATCTGGTGGCACGGTGCTGAGGCCGGCGACGGACCCGGTCTGTTCCAGGATGCGGGCTGCCTCCCGGCGGAAGTCCGCCTCTGTGCCGCCACGCCGAGCGGCTTCGAGCATCTCCTTGGCGACGAGCGGCGCTTGCTCGGCGGCGATCTTCTCAATGTCAACGGTCATGCATGGTTTCCTTCCGGCGGTGTCGAGGGTTGCGGTGCAGCCACTCATCAATCGCGCTCTTGTGGAACCGCCACTGCTTTCCGACTTTCTGACCGGGCAGCCCGCCGTGCTGCGCGAGCTTGTAGAGCGTGGACTTCGACACCTTCAGATAGCGCGACAGCCCGTCGATGTCCATGATCTCGTCTGGACCTGCCGACATGGGCGAATCCTCACGCAACATGGCAGTCCGCCGTTTCTCTTGCTTCACGGACGCCCATTATCCGTATCTGACAGATTTTATCAAGAGGGACGCCATACGGGTGTTGCATGTGCCGGTCGCCGCTGACAGCCCGCGAGCACAACCGGATGGCGAGAAAGGACGCCATGCTCTCTGTTTCAGGGGGGCGTTCACTGTCGCGCCTCCAGGGGTGTTACGTCGAAGATGAACCGCCCAATCGACTCACGATTGTCCATCCGTTCCCACGGTCTCAGGACGGGCTTCGCTCCATTGCGGATGATCTCTGCCGTTACCATGAAGTTCTCTCCCGTCACGGCAGAGCACTGCAGCATCACCGCCTCCGTCACGCCGTCCTTCGGCCTTTGCTTACCGTCGGAAGTGGTTTCAGTCAGAGTCCCCTGGTACTTCTTCTCCAGATCATCGCCGCCTGCAGCAACGGTCGCCGCGTCGGCTCTCGCCTTCGCCATCCAGGCCTCGGTCACGAAGATGAAGGCCAGCGGGCGAATCTGGTCGATGAGCTTGTTGAGGACCATCGCGGCGGCATCCTTGTGGTTGATGATCCGATGCAGGGGAAGCACCTGGTTCCCTTCCTCGCACATGAAAATGGCCACAGGCACGCAGACCCCGTCGCGCTCGAACGCCTTCCTCGCAGTCTCCAGCGTTTCCTCAAAGAACCGGCTGATCGCCTGGCGCTGTCTGCTGGTTACGATTCGCATTCGCGTCCTCCTCACGTTTCTGACAGCCAGCGCACTGTTTGGGTGCGCGGGCCCATTTAAGCACCACCGCCGCGTGACCGCAAGCGCAAGAGAACTTGCTCCTGCGCCTTCTGTCGCGGCGCGCACCGTCCCGCCTCCCAATTCCGCACGCTGCACACGTCAACGCCGAGCATCCTGGCCACGTCCCTCTGCATCAGCCCCTCGCGCAACCGCCACGCCTTGAGCCTCCCGCCGAACGTGGTCGTGTCGCATTCCGGCAGAAGACTCACTCTCGAGGTCTTACCGCTGGCCAGGTAAACCTGTGCGCGCTTGTCCTCGATGATGACCTTGACGACGCCCGCTACGGCTGTGGCCGAGTCGGGCACGACGCAGGCGTCGTCTCGCTCAGCGGACGCCTTCAGGGCAGCCGTCAGTCTATCACGCTCCACCGACAGTCCGGCCATCCGTTCCTGGAACAACCCCTTCTCTATTTGCCCCAGTTCGTACAAATCGAAGAGGCGCGCTGTGCGTTCGCGGAGCTTGTCGAGTGCCCGTCGGGTCTCTTTTCGCTCCTCTGTCTCCGTCTCTCTCGCACCCTCTGCCACTGTCTGTGCCGTCGGCGTGTTCTGTGCCGGCCCGCGCACCTCTTTCTTCACCGCCTTCTCCAGCACATCGGCGCTGACCGACATCCCGGAACAGTGGCTCTTGCCCCGGTGCTGGCTGCCATTGCAGCGGTAGTAGCGGTAAACCTTCCCGTCCTTGCGCTGGGACGACCCGCACATGGCGCTGCCGCACTTCCCGCAGCGCACCACGCCCGAAAGCAGGTAGCTCTCTGCCGGCCTCGGGTCGGAACGCTGCGCCACTCTCCCGTCCAGGAGTGCCCGCACCTGCGCGAGAAGAGTCGGTTCAACCAGGGGGGCGCGCATCCCTGGTATGACCGTCCACTCCTCTTGCGGACGGAGGCGTGTGTCTCCCTTCCGGTGCCGCCCGTACACGTTCGCGCCAGCGTAGACGGGGTTCTGGAGAATCTGGCCGACGGTTCCGCCCGTCCACGCGCCCCCCTTGCGAGAGGGCACTCTATCCCTGTTCAGTCTTGCGGCCACGCCACGAAGCGACCGCATATCGAGGAACAGCCGAAATATCCGCCGCACCACCTTCGCCTCCGCCGGCACCTCGATCAGCCTGCCGCTTTCCTTGCGGTAGCCAAACGGAACCGGCCCGCACGACCAGTCCCGGCGGCGCAGTCGCTGCAGGTGACCTTCCTTTGTGCGCTCGACCAGCATCTCGCGCTCGAACTGCGCGAAACTCCCCAGGATGTGCAGCGTCAGGACGCCGACCGGGTCGCCCGTGTCAAACTGCTGATCCACCGCCGCGAACTCCACGCCGTGTTCGCGCAGGATAGCGATGAGGTTCATGAGGTCCCTCATGCTGCGAGAGACGCGGTCGACCTTCCAGACGAGCACCAGGTCAAACTTCTGGCGTTGGGCGTCCTCGATCAGGCGTTGAAGCTCGGGGCGGTCCATGTTCTTGCCGGACAGGCCGGCGTCGATATAGACGTCCGCAACGAGGTAACCGCGCGCCTTGGCCTGGCGAAGCAAGAGCGCCCGTTGCGTCGCCAGGCTGTTGCCGTCGACTTGTTGTTCGGTCGACACGCGCAGATATAGGGCGCAACGCTTCGTCATTTCGTTTCCTCGTTACGTCGCCGGAAGTCCCTCGAATCCCCGGAAGACTCCTTCGGCGTATAGGGTAGGATGGGCGTTTACCCATCGCGCCGCCGCGCGATGCCCCATGCGCTCTGCCAGCCGGGCGACCATCGGGCGGTCGAGCATGTTTGTCAGCCCGCTGTCGCGCACGGCCATGAGTCCATCCAGCACCTTCTGCGGCACTTTCACCTTGCACACGGTTCATTCTCCTTGCCTGGCGATTTGAATCTCGACGTATTGTTCGAGCGGGATCGCCGGCGACTGGACGCCGGCGGTCACGTTGAAGTCGATGTCCAACTTGCCGTCAGGATGTACGCCGATCTCCTGCGTCATAGCCTGGAGGAGTCGTTGCTGTTCGTGAAGGGACAGATGCCCGAAGGTCGCCTGCAGTTCCCGAAACTTCCCCGCCAGCGACTTGGCGTCGATGTCCTGCACGCTTCCGTCAGGCACGTTGACGTCCGTCTCGGCCAGTTCGCCCGCGATGACCAGACGCTGTTGCTCCAGTTGCGCCCGACGCTCCTTGAACGCGGCCAGGTCGATAGCGCTGGTCTCGTAGAGTTCCAAGAGCCTGCGCTCGCGTTCCCGGAACCCGTCGAACGCAGCCTGGAGTTCCTCGCGGCGCTTGGCCTGGGGCGCGATCTCAGCGGCCATGTGCCTCTTGTAGTCCTCCAGTTCCTGCCTCAACGCATCGGCGTCAAAGCCCACGATCTGCGAGACCACGACCTCTTCCAATTCGCCTGCCCTGCACGTCAGTCCCTTGCAGACGGACGGACCCTTCTGGACACGGCGCACACAGCGGTAGTAACGGTGCGGTTGGCCGTTTCCGCCCTTGCAGGTCATGCCGATCATCCGCCCTCCACATAACCCGCAGCGCACCAGGCCGGTGAGAAGATACGTGGACGCCTCGCGCCAGGCGCGCGGTCGGCCGTTGGCCTTGAGCGAGGTCTGGAGATCATCGAAGAGGTCCTGCTCGATGATCGGCGCACAGGCGTTCTCCGTGACGATCCACTTCTCCCGGTCCTGTTTGACAATTCGGTTTCCGCGCATGGCGCGCTTCGCGTAGCGCACCGTGCCGACGTAGATCGGATTCGTCAGGATGCGCCGGATTGAGGTGCGCGCCCACGGCTTTCCGTCGCGGTTGAACCGGCGCGCGCCGTTCATCGTGAAGATGGTCTTCCGGATGCTGCGGCTCTGCCGGTACGTCTCGAACATGGCGCGCACCGTCTCGGCCTCCTTGGCGTCGACCTCCAGGGCCTTGGTCTCGGCGTTCATGCGGTAGCCGAAAGGCGTGATGCCGCCGCTCCACGCCCCCGACTTGGCGCGCTCGCGCATGTTTTCCCGCACGCGCTCGGCCGTCATCTCGCGCTCGAACTGCGCGAAGGAGCCGAGGATGTTCAGGATGAGCATGCCCATGGGCGTGGAGGTGTCGAACGACTGGCTCGCTGAGACGAAGTCCACGCCCCACGCCCTGAGGTCGTCGATGAGGTTCAGGAGGTCGATGAGGTTGCGGGAAATGCGGTCAATCTTCGAGACGAGGATGATGTCAATCTTCCCGTCCTTCGCCCACCGCAGCATTTCCTGGAGTGCCGGGCGGCGCGTGTTCTTGGCCGACAGCCCCGCGTCGGTGAACACCTTGGCGACCTGCCAGCCATGCAGTTCGGCGTAGGAGAGGAGTTGCGACTCCTGGGTGGAGAGGCTGTTGCGGTCCACCTGCATCTCGGTCGAGACGCGGATGTAGACGCCGCAGCGCTTCACGATGGCGTCCCGACGCACTTGCCGGCGGGGTCTGATCCTATCGGCCGTTGCGGGCATGCGCTGCGTTCTCCATATACGGCGTGATGGTCAGCCGGCCCCGTCGCACCGTCACCGCGACGCGAGTGCCGGCGGCAAAACCCGCCTGGGCAAGCCACTTGCCCTTGAGGCGGATGTAAGGCCGGCCTCCTTCGTGGGCGTTCTCGGCGTTCCATGAAACGTGGCTGACCGCCAGAACGCGAACTTCAGGCGGCTGTTGTCTTCGTCGGTGCCGCTTGATGGTCGCCTTCTCGAAGAGCGGCATGGTCTTACGCGTCTTCATCAGGGTGCCTTTTGCATCCGTCATTTCTCAGTTCGCTCCTTCCGCCACACATGAGGGCAAGGGGCGCGAACGAAGTCAACTCAGAATTCGCGTCGGCGGACATGCCTATCGCAATGGCCGTGCCGGGCCATCATTGCATTGGGCGGGCGTCCGTAACCCGCCGTTCTCACGCTGAATAGGATATCCATGTCATCCCCGAAGGCCCGATGCCGAGCGAGTCGTAATCGCTGTTTCCACCATCCGTTACGACTGGAATGGTCTCGGAAATGAGACTCCCGCCAGAAGCGAGCACGAAAACGGTCTCAAGAATGAGACCGTTTCCCCGCTACGCCGTTTCATCGCATGCGTCCGCAACGGGTTATGCCTGCGGTCTCGGAAACGAAACCGCGAGGCCGCCGGGAGCCCGCGACGCGTCTCGCTTCGAAAAACTTCCGCTCCGATAACCCGCGCACCATCAATCGGTTGTGCCGCTCGCCGACCTCTCCCCAAACCATCGTCGCCGGATACGGCACGGCGGTTGTGAATACGCCTGCCGTGTTCGAGGGAGGTGACGATGGCCATCACGCCGATCCGAGTCGTTCGCGTCCGCTACGTGCCGGGCGATCCGACCGAAGCCGACCATCGCCGGCGCACGCTTCTGGAACTGCAGGTCAGAAGCATCCTCAAGGCGGCGCAAGTCGAGATGGCGGTTCGTACGGCGGAACCGGAGAAAGGAGAGAACGGTGAGCAACGTTGAGGTGCCGCGCGCCCAGCCGCCGGGCGCAGCGGTCGTTCAGTCCACGGATGGAAGACCTGCAGGGTCATTGCACGAGTGCGCCGTCCTTGATGCCGTGATCGAAGACACCATCCGCGTTCACGCCAGGAGCCTGATCGGACAGGCCGGCATCACGAGACAGGAGCTGAAGGACATCGAGCAGGAACTGCGGCTGACCGTGCTCATGCGACTGTCGAAGTACGACCCTTCACGGGGGAAGCGCGCCACATTCCTGAAGCACGTCGTCACAAACGCATGCGCCAGCATTGTGCGCCGCCGTCGTGCCGAGATGCGCGCGCTCACCTACGCCGAGCAGTCTCTCGACGACGAGGTTGAGACGGACGACGGCGTGGCCCTGTACGGGGACCTCGTGGAGCGCTCCGACATCGACCGTCGTCTGGGCCAGGCAACGCGTTCAGAGGGCGAGCAGAGAGAGTTGCGCATGGACCTTTCGCTTGTAGTGGCGTCGTTGCCGGAGGAACTGCGCGGTCTCTGCGAAGACCTCAAGACGAAGGCCGTCGTTCAGATTGCCGCCGAACGAGGAATGAGCCGTGTCGCTGTCTATCGGCGGATACGAAGGCTCCGCGAGTCGTTCGACGCCATGTCGATGCGGGATTACGTGACCCGCACCGATACAGGTCGGGTGTCGGGTGCGTAAGTAACAGATAGGGACTCTTCGCTCTTGCGCATCCGGACGGGACAGCATGACGCCGATGGCCACGGCGTTGAGACCGGGCCCGTCCGGATGCACCGGTGGTCATAGTTCAGAAGGAGGTCATGTCGTGAAACTGATCGGACGGATTCAGAGCGGGAAACAGCCCGCTCCCAGACGGATCATGCTGTACGGGACGCACGGGATCGGCAAGAGCACGTGGGGTTCGATGGCCCCGAAGCCGATCTTCCTGCAGACCGAGGACGGTCTCGGCGAAATCGCCTGCGACAAGTTTCCGCTCGCGCGGAAGTTTGACGACGCCATGCAGGCGCTCTCGGAACTCTACACCGAGGAGCACACCTTCCGCACGGTGGTCGTCGATTCCCTCGACTGGCTGGAGCGGCTGATCTGGGAAGAGGTCTGCCGCCAGAAAACCGTCGAGAGCATCGAGGACATCGGCTACGCGAAGGGGTACGTCTTCGCCCTCACGCAGTGGCGGGAGTTTCTCGCCGGCCTCGAGGCGCTGAGGGCGGATCGCGGCATGATGATCGTCCTCATCGCGCACGCGAAGATCGAGCGGTTCGAGAACCCCGAGACCGAGAACTACGACCGCTACGTTCCGCGCATCCACAAGCACGCCTCCTACGTCATCCAGGAGTGGTGCGACGAGGTCCTTTTCGCCACGTACCGCGTCCACGTGAGGCAGAGCAAGGAGGGCTTCGACAAGAAGACCACCAAGGGCGTGGGCACCGGCGAACGCATTATCCGCACGACCGAGCGTCCGGCGCACGTGGCGAAGAACCGTCTCAACCTCCCCGAGGAACTGCCCCTGGACTGGAACGCCTACGCGCAGTTCCTGGGCGAGGCGCAGTGAACGTTTCCATCCCCCTTTCTGAAGGAGAAGTCTCATGGCGAACCTGAATGGCTTCGACGCGAACACCGTCGAACCGACGACCGAGTTCGATCCGGTCCCCGCCGGCAAGTACCTGGCAGTCGTCGCCGCATCGGAGATGAAGCCCACGAAGAACGGCAAGGGCAGCTATCTGGAGCTTCAGTTCCAGATCATCGAGGGCGAACACGCCAACCGCAACGTCTGGGCGCGTCTGAACCTGGACAACCCGAACCCGCAGGCGGTGCAGATCGCGCGGGCGCAACTCTCGGCGGTCTGCCGAGCCGTGGGCGTCATGACCCCGAAGGATTCCTACGAGCTGCACAACCTGCCGCTGGTCATCGACGTGAAGTGCAAGAAGCGGCAGGACAACGACGAGATCACGAACGAGATCAAGGCCTTCTCGAAGAAGGAAGCGCCGGCGGCGTCCGCGCGCCCGGCTGCTTCCTCCACGCCGCCCTGGGCCAGGCGATGACGTGGGTGGACTGGGGCGACGGCGTTGAGGTCTTGACCCGCGCCATGTGCAGCGGATGCCAGGAACTCAAGCGCCGTCTCACGGAGGCCGGGATCGCCTTTCGGGAACTCGACGTGGCCACAGTGGACGGTCGTGCGGCGACCGCGTGGTACGGCGATCCCGGTCTCCTTCCCGCCGTGGCGATTGACGGTCGGCTGATCGAATCGGGCGGCGACGTGGACGCGCTGTTCGAGGCCGTGTTGAAGCGGAGGTTGTCGTGATTGAACTGGAACTGCCCTTTCCGCCGTCGGTGAACCACTATTACCGGCGCGTCGGGCCGCGCACGCTGATCAGCCGCGAGGGGCGGTCGTACCGGAGCCGAGTCGCCGTGCGCCTCATGGCCCTGGGCGTCCGCCCTATGCAAGGCCCCATCGTCATGCAGGTCGACGTCTTTCCGCCGGACAACCGCCGGAGAGACCTCGACAACCTTCAGAAGAGCCTATGGGACGCATTGCAGAAAGGCGGCGCTTATCACGACGACAGCCAGATCGTGAAGTTCGCCGTCGAAAAGCGTGAGGTCGTGCCGGGCGGAAAAGTCATCGTCCAAATCGAGAGGAGGTCATGAGGAACATGGAACTGGCGTTGAAACAACTCTGCACCGAGGGCGGCACGCAGCCGCGCGTCGCCATCAACGAGGAGACCGTCGCGGAGTACGCCGATCTCCTGAAGGAAGGCACAGAGTTCCCGGCGGTCGTCGCGTTTTACGACACCGAGGTCTACTGGCTGGCCGATGGCTTCCATCGCTACCACGCCCATGTCCGGGCCGGCTTGAAGAAGATCGAGGTGGACGTGCGCGACGGCTCGCTCCGCGACGCGATTCTCTACGCCGTCGGCGCGAACACCGAGCACGGGCTGCGCCGCACGAACGAGGACAAGCGCAAGGCCGTCACAACGATGTTGACGCACGATCTGGCCAAGACCGGCAGCGATGGCCATCCGTGGTCGGACCGCGAAATTGCCAAGATGTGCCGCGTCAGTGCCATGACGGTGAATCGCATCCGGAGGGAGCTATCTGTAACAAAGTTACAGATAGCTCCTGGGGCAGATAGTGCGACTTCCGAAAGTGGCTCTCATGCGGACGCGAAACGGTTGGTCAAACGCGGCAAGTCAACCTATGTTCAGAATACCGCCAACATCAACCGCAATCGCACGCCGCAACCATCCGGCCCGGCCCCTGCCGCCAAAGTCGCGTTCAAGCCATGCAAGTTCCACGCCGAGGACGGCCCGGTGCCGATGCGGATCATCAACCTCCCCCTGAACAACCCCGACCAGGCGGCCCTGAGCCTGATCAGCGTCTACGGCGAAGAGTACGTGCGCAAGGTCAACGCGAAGCTGAATCAGATCTTCAAGAACGAAAGGACGGCGTGAAATGATAAGTACCGAAAAGAGTGCCGTTGCCGAAACCCGCACCGTCATGTTCCCGCTGAACGACCCCGAACAGGCGGCCAGAGAACTGGTGCGCGTCTGCGGCGAGAAATACGCGCGCAATCTCTACGCCGAACTGGGCCGCATGTTCCAGGGCGGCGACAGCCTCAGCACCATCTACCTGGACATTACCCCCGACATGGCCGTCAAGTGGCTTGAGGGCAACGTCATGAATCGGCCCGTCAGCCAAGGCCACGTGGATGCGATGTCCGAGGATATGAAGGGAAACCGCTGGATACCGACACACCAGGGCATCGCCTTCGACGACAAGGGGACGCTCGTGGACGGCCAGCAGAGGCTGTGGGCGATCTTCCTGTCGGACCGCACGATTCGCATGTCGGTGACACGGGGACTGTCCGCCGAGGCCATCGAGCTTATCGACGGCGGCAAGGCGCGCTCGTTGACCGACCGCATGTGCATCAACGGTAGGTTCGGAACCGAGCGCCTCAACAGGCGTCACGCCGCCACGCTGCACGAGATGGTGCGCGGCCTCGACTCGGCTCGCCGGCTCACCTACCAGGAGGAAGTCGCCCTGATGTCCCGGCACGTGGACGCGGTGCGGTACGCCAACGCCCATCTGGCGACGCAGACGCGCGGCCTGAGCGTCGCCTGTGTGCGCGCGGTCGTAGCCCGCGCGTGGTATTCGGTCGACCGCGAAAAGCTCAGCCGCTTCTGCCGAGTGCTCTCCACGGGCAAGGGCGAGTCGGCCAACGACGACATCGTCATCGAGCTTCGCAATCGGCTGATGACATTGCCCAGCGACCAGATCGAAGCCGTCCGGCGCGAGTCATACGGCATAATCGAGTCGGTCCTGGATACCTGGTTGACAGGCGAACCCCAGTCGGCGCTGCGTGCCGCCGCGCAGGAACTCTTCCCGCTTCCGGAGGACGCGCCGGCTGAGGAGCAGGCGCGGTTGAGCGCCTGATTCCGTGGCGTGGGCGGGCAGCCGGCGAGGTTACCTTGCGTTGCGAGACCGTCGGCGCCCGCCCGCATGTTCCCTTCTTCACTCCGGGAGAACCAGGTTTGACGCATTCGCTTTTTCCAAGTCCGCAAGGATCGGCGATTGTACTGCGCCCCTATCAGCAGGAGGCCATCAGCGCCGTCTACGACCACCTGCGCCGTCGAGATGACAATCCGTGCATCGTCATCCCGACGGCGGGCGGCAAGACGCCGGTCATGGCAACGATTTGCCGAGATGCTGTCGGCACGTGGAACGGCCGCGTGCTGATTCTCGCGCACGTCAAAGAGCTGCTCGAACAGGCCGCCGAAAAGCTCGACCGGATCGCGCCGGAGCTGCACGTCGGCATTCACAGTGCCGGCCTGCGGCGGCGAGACACCGAGCATCCGGTCATCATCGCCGGCATCCAGAGCGTCTACAAGCGCGCCTGCGACCTGGGTCCGTTCGATCTTCTTCTGGTGGACGAGGCGCACATGATTCCGCCGGATGGCGACGGAATGTACCGCCAATTCCTGGCAGACATGAAGGTCATCAACCCGCTCGTCCGCGTGATCGGGTTGACGGCCACGCCGTTCCGGATGAAGTCAGGCATGATCTGCGCGCCGGAGAACTTCCTCAACGCCATTTGTTACGAGGTCGGCGTCCGGCAACTGATCGTCGACGGCTACCTTTGCAGGCTGGTCACGAAGGCCGGGCGCGACAAGCCGGACACGTCCAGCCTTCACGTGCGCGCCGGCGAGTTCATCGCCAACGAGACCGAAGCGCTGATGGACCAGGACGCGCTCGTGGAGTCGGCCTGCGCGGAGATTGCGGGGTACACGCGGGACAGGAAGTCCTGCCTGGTCTTCGTCACCGGGGTGAAACACGGCGGTCACGTCGCCGAAGTTCTGCGCCGGAGAACCGGCGTGAGCGTGGGCGAGGTGTACGGCGAGACCTTGTCCTTTGACCGAGGCCGGCTGCTCCAGGACTTCCGCGAGGGCAAGCTCAAATACATGGTGAACGTCAACGTCCTGACCACGGGGTTCGACGCTCCGAACATCGACTGCATAGCACTTCTGCGTCCGACGATGTCGCCGGGGCTTTACTACCAAATGGTCGGTCGCGGGTTCCGCCTGCATCCGGGCAAGGAGGACTGCCTCGTCCTGGATTTCGGGGGCAACGTGCTCCGGCACGGGCCGGTGGACCAGATCAAGGCGCAGGCCACACCGAGCGGGAACGGCGAGGCCCCGGCGAAGGAATGTCCGCAGTGCCGCAGCGTCATCGCGGCAGGCTACGCCGTGTGCCCGGACTGCGGCTACCAATTCCCGCCGCCGGAACGGCAACAGCATGAGGCGAAGGCTTCCACCGCCGGAATCCTGTCGGGCGAGGTCACGACCGACGAATACCCGGTCCATGACGTCCTCTATTCCGTCCACGTGAAACGCGGCGCGCCGCCGGAGCACCCGAAGACGCTGCGCGTGGACTACCAGCTGGGTCTCAGCGACTTCATCTCCGAGTGGGTCTGCCCGGAGCACACCGGCTACGCGCGGTGGAAGTTCGAGAAGTGGTGGAAGACACGCTCGGACGTGCCGCCGCCGGCCACTGCCGACGAGGCGGCAGCCCTGGCGGGCGACGGCCTGCTCGCACCCACGCTGTCAATAACCGTGCGCACTGTGACAGGCGAATCGTTCGGACAAGTCGTTGCCCACGTCCTGGGAGAGAAGCCGCGCATGCCCGGATGGGACGAGGAACTGGTGCAACAGCCTGCCCGCAATTCAATGGGTCTGGCGGATGATGACATTCCGTTCTGAGGGAGAGAACCATGAGCCTTGACCGACCGATGGACGTTTACCGCCGCGAGCGCGACCTGACCCGAACCGTCCGCAGAGTCACGGCGTGGATGGAACGATTCCACGATTGCGGGGATGCCGGCGTCGGCGAAGTGCCGGACCTGCTCGCGGCGCTCCGGCGCGTGTTGCGGCGGCGGCAAGGGGCGTCGGCCTGACAGGAGTCTGCCATGACGAACAAGTCCAGAATCGTGGAACGGGCCGTCGCCCATCATCGCCGCTTCTGCATGTCGTGCGGAACGCGCCTGGCGCAGGGGGTCTCAAGGAGAATCGGCCTCTGCCAAGCGTGCCGCCGCCACTGCGTCTGTTGTGGCCACGCCGCCGGAACCTACGGCCACTACGACGTGTGCCTCAGGTGCGGGCATGTGATCAACACGACCATCGACTACATGGAACGGCACAAGGGGCGTCTGCCGTTGGAAACGAGAGGCGGTGTCGCCCCTGCTCGACGCGCCAACTGCATCTGCTGCGGCGACCCGGCTGAGGCGGTGTCCAACGGCAAGCCCTACTGCGCGGAGTGCCATGCCGAGAAGGAACGCGGGACGGATGTCCTTGGAGAAGGCACGGAACAAGCGTGACTCCCGAACTTGACCGAATCTACTGCGGCGACGCGCTGGACATCCTCCGGCAATGGCCGGACGGATGCGCCAACCTGGGAATCACCTCGCCGCCGTTCAACGTCGGCAAGGACTACGGCGCTGGGATATCGGACGACCGGCCAGACTACGGACTGTGGCTGACCGACTTCCTTCGGGAGTTTCAGCGGGTATGCGACACGTGCGTCTACGTGTTCATTGCGCAGAAGCACATGGAACTCGTCCGGGGCGCATTGCGGGGATTCCAGCAGTGGTGCTTCTGGCAGAGAACAAACCTCGTCGCGCCCGGCTCGAAGGTGGTCTGGCCCTGGATTCCGACCGTGACGCCGATTGCGATGGCCTGGTGCAACGGCAGGAAGCGGATGCTGAACTCGGCGCGCGGCGTGACGACCTTTGACCTGATTTCGGGCGCTGCGCCCCAGTCCACATTCGGCGGCAGGAAGAGGCGCGTCCACGTCGCCCAGGACCCTGTTGACGTGTACTACACCCTCATCGCCCGGACTCCGGGCGACGTTGTCCTCGATCCGTGCATCGGGTCGGGAACGGCGGCCATCGCGGCGCGCATCGCGGGCCGACATTACATCGGCTGTGAACTGAACCCGGAGACGGCAGCCTTGGCCGAGAAGCGGATTGCATCGGAGACGAGACTGCCGCTCTTCGAGGAGGCCGTCAGCGGCCAGAACGGGAAGGAGATTCTGTTTTGAGCGACCGCGTGAATCACCCCGCACACTACACCGACCATCCGTCGGGCATCGAGTGCATCCAGGTGACCGAGCACATGAACTTCTGCCTCGGCAACGCCATGAAGTACATCTGGCGCGCGGGACTGAAAGGAAACGCCGTCGAGGACCTGAAGAAGGCGCGCTGGTACATCGACCGGGAGATTCAGCGTATCGAGGCGGCCGCTTCGCAGGAGGCGCGGTGAGCGAACTCCTCCAAGCCGCCCAATACTATCTGAGCCGAGGCTGGATGCCGGTCTATGTTCCCCCGGGGAGCAAAGGACCGAACCGGCACGGCTGGGAGAAGCTGCGCCTGACCGAGACGGACCTGCCGAGGCACTTCAACCGCCTCGGCAACATCGGGATCATCCTCGGCGAGGCGAGCGGCAACCTCGTGGACGTGGACCTGGACTGCCCCGAAGCGCTCGAACTGGCGGACGAGTTCCTGCCGCCGACGCCGGCGATAACGGGGCGTTCGAGCGCGCCCCGGTCGCACCGCTGGTACGTCTCCGACGTGCCGAGGACAAAGCAGTTCCGCGACCCGAAGACGCGCGAGATGATCGTCGAGGTGCGGAGCAACGGCGGCCAGACGCTCGTGGGGCCGAGCACCCACGCCGCGACCGGCGAACCCTACGAGCATCTCGACGGCGAACCGGCGCACGTGCCGGCGGACGTTCTTCTCAAGGCGGTTCAGGGACTCTACGAGGCGGTCGCCCGCCGCCGGTATGGTGAAATTCCGCAGAAGCGGTTACCTACACCTCCCCCTATTTCGCCCCGTGAACCTGACGCCGATTCCATCGAGCGACGCGCGCTGGCCTATCTCAGCGCCATGCCGCCGGCCATCAGCGGCCAGGGCGGGCACAGCGCCACGTACTCAGCGGCTACCATGCTGGTGCATGGCTTTGGTCTCTCGCCGGAGCACGCGCTCAACATGCTCCTGGCGCACTTCAACCCACGCTGCCAGCCGCCGTGGGCGGAGAAGGAACTCCGGCACAAGGTCGAGGACGCGGCGGGGAAACCGCACGATCGTCCGTTCGGATGGCTACGCAACGAGGGTCAGTCCGGCGAACCGGATGACGACGTGGACCTGTCCGGGATCCTGGCGCAGACGCCCCGGCAAGAGGGCGCGCCGCCCCCCTCGAATCCCGACCCGGGACCGCTGCCGGAGCATCTGCTGCGCCTGCCCGGATTCGTCTCCGAGGTCATGGACTACACGCTGGCGACCGCGCCGTATCCGCAGGTCGAGCTGGCGTTTGCCGGCGCGCTGTCGCTCCAGGCGCTCCTGGCCGGGCGCAAGGTCAAAGACGCCATCAACAACCGCACCACGCTGTACGTCGTCGCCCTGGCGAACTCCGGCGCGGGCAAGGACCACCCGCGCAAGGTCAACCAGCGCGCGCTCGTGGCGGCGGGCCTGCCCGACTGCATCGGCGACACCTTCGCCAGCGGCGAAGGGATTGAGGACAGGCTGCACATCACGAATTCCGTGCTGTTCCAGACCGATGAGATTGACGCGCTCATGGCGGCGATCCGAGACGGCAAGGAAAGCCGGTACGAGACCATCCTCAGTGTGCTGCTGAAGTTCTACACGAGCTGCAACGGCGTCTATTCGCTCAGGGTCAAGGCCGGCAAGGAGCACCGCTACATCGACCAGCCGAGCCTCTGTATTTTCGGGACCGCCATCCCGCAGCATTACTATCAGTCGCTCTCGACCCGGATGCTGACCAACGGCTTCTTCGCCCGCGTGATCATCATCGAGGCCGGGAGACGCGGCAGCGGGCACGAGCCGCCCGCCCTGGACATGCCCGAACGGGTCGTCGCCACGGCGAAATGGTGGGCGCAGTTCAGGCCGGGGGACGCGCAGGGCAACCTGGACGCGTGGCACCCGGACCCGAAGACCGTGGACCTGACGCCGGACGCCGTCTGCGCGATGCGCGCCGCCCGCGAGGAAGCGGACGGCGAATACGCCAAGGCCGAGGCGGTCAAGGACATCGCGGCGATGGCGATCTGGGCGCGCGCCTACGAGAAGGCCCGACGCCTGGCGCTTATCCATGCCTGCAGCGAGAACCACCTCGAACCCGTAATCAGCCGCCAGGCGGCCGAATGGGCGTGGACCTTCGCCCGGCACCAGACCCGGCGCATGCTCTTCATGGCGCAGAACTACGTGGCGGAGAACCCCTTCCACGCCGAGTGCCTGAAGGCGATGGAGAAGCTGCGCGGGCAGGCCGACAAGACCATGTCGCGCAGCGTGCTCCTGAAGCGCATGAAGACCGACGCGCAGACCTTTCAGAAGATCGTGGACACGCTCCTCCAGCAGGAGGACATCGAGGTCGTCCGGAACTCGACGGCGGGTCGGACCGGCACGCACTACCGCCTGCGGGAAGGGTGAAAGAAGTCGGTGAAGGAAGCCCAGAGCGCCGGAAAAACGAGGTGAAAGATGGGGAAGGAAGGTGAAAGAAGGGTGAAAGAAGTTTCCGGGAATTTCCTTGTGAATTCTATATCTCTCTCTCTTCTTTCTCTCTTTCACCCACGATCCCGCGCGCACGCGTTTAACGCCCCCGCGCGCACGCGCGAGGGGGGTGGTGAAAGAAGTTGGGGAAAGAAGTTCACGGGCGTACCCCGGACGCGGACAGGCGCGTTCAGGGCGCACCGGAGGCGCGTTGCGCGCCAACGCACCAGAGCGCGGACAGGACGCGCCGTGCGCCAAACGTGCGCGCCCGTGGCCACGCAGCCAGGAGTGCTGCATTCTGAAGCGGTTTCATGGTTCCTTCCCGGCGACCGGCGTTCGGAGGCGCGCGGGAACCAGCCGCGCTGTTAGACAGTCTTTCTTTCGCGTGCATGAAGTTTTCGAAGGATGGGACGACGATGGGAAACGTGCGGACGGTACGGCCGGTGGTGCTCAACATGCGAACGCGCGGGAAGCCGACCCCGAATGACGTGCGCATCGACCGGCAGACGAAGTGGGGGAATCCGTTCCGCATCGGGCGGGACGGGACGCGAGAGGAAGTCATCGCCAAGTACCGGGCGTATGTAGTGTCGCGGTCTGACCTGATGGCGGCCCTGCCGGAGCTGCGAGGCAAGCGCCTGCTTTGCCACTGCGCCCCGCTGCCCTGTCATGGGGACGTGCTGGCCGACCTGGTGGTCGGCCTGGACAACAATCACGCATAGGGAAGGGAGACGATCATGCAGATCGAAATGCGCAAGCTGAGCGAGATCAAGCCGTACGAGAAGAACCCGCGCCAGAACGATGACGCGGTGGATGCGGTCGCCCGGTCCATTCAGGAGTTCGGGTTCCGGCAGCCCATCGTGGTGGACGCCGACGGCGTCATCATCTGCGGGCACACCCGCTGGAAGGCGGCGCAGAAACTCGGCCTCCAGGAAGTGCCCGTCCACGTGGCGCGCGACATGCCGCCGGAGAAGGTCAAGGCGTACCGGATCGCCGACAACAAGCTGGCGGAGATGGCGACCTGGGACATGGACCTTCTGCCCATCGAGCTGTCCGAACTCCAGGCGATGGACGTGGACCTGTCGCTCATCGGGTTCGACGCGGAATCCCTGGCGAAGATTCTCGAGCCGGACGTGAAGGCCGGTCAGACCGACCCGGATTCCGTCCCCGAACCGCCCGACGAGGCGGTCTCGCGCAGCGGCGAGGTCTACCAGTTGGGGAACCACCGCCTGATGTGCGGGGACTCTGGGAGCGTGACCGACCTCGACCTGCTCCTGGGCGGCCAGCCGATTCACCTGGCCAACACCGACCCGCCGTACAACGTGAAAGTGGAACCGAGGAGCAACAATGCCATCGCCGCCGGGCTGTCGTCCTTCGGCGAACCCGGTCTGACTCACCACCAGGGCTTCGACCTGCATCGGGGCAAGAGCAAGGCGCATGCG